CGTCCCGATGCTGGCGTTCTTCGGGTTCCCGAGTTCTGCCGAGGAAGTCTCCGCTGGCCCTGGTGAAGCAATCGCATTCCCTGCTGAAGGCCGCGCTGAATACATCGAACCTGACGGCAAGAGCTTTGAAGCGCAGTTCAAGCGCCTTGAGCAACTCGCCATTCAGATCAACGAACTCGGCCTGTCTGCTGTCTTGGGTCAAAAGCTTTCAGCTGAAACCGCCGAAGCCAAGCGCATTGATCGCAGCCAGGGCGACAGCACGATGATGGTCATTGCTCAGCAAGTGCAGGATCTGATCGACAACTGCCTGCAGTTCCACGCAGACTTTGTGGGTCAGCCTCAAGCCGGTTCAAGTTATGTCAACCGGGATTTTGTGGGCGCACGCCTTGAGCCTGCGGAAATCCTCGCGCTGCTGCAGCTCTACACCGCTGGTTCCATCAGCCAAAAAACACTTCTGGATCAGCTCAGTGAAGGCGAGATCTTGGGCGATGATTTCGACGTTGAGGAAGAGCTGGAAGCAACCCAAGCCGGCGGCCTAATCGAAATGGGCGGTGGTATGGATCTGATCTCCAGTGATATGCCAGCCGAGGAAGTTTCGATGGACGACAACCAAGCCGCCATTGAACAATGACGCAATCCGGCGTAACGCCTCGCCTTCTCAACGTTGAGCAGTTCAAGCGCCGGATCAATCGCAATGACCCGGTTGCAAATATCTACCGCAATGCCATTGACCTGAACCGCTTCAGCAATGCAGTTTCCCGTCAGATTGTGCGGGACTACAACAACATTGTTCTTAGCGCCGTTGCCGATTTAAAGGCAATCAACCTTGGTGAAGTAACAGCAGGTGCCGGGATTGTGGCGCCGTCTTCTGTTCAGGCTCAGCGGTTGCGCGTGATCTTGGCGCAGCTGAAGGAATCGCTTGATGGCTGGGCTGGCCGCAGTACGGCTTATGTGACGCAAGAGCTGCAGGGCTTGGCAGAACTTCAAACTGAGTTTGTGCAGGAACAGATCAGGCTGGCAATCAGTGGCGGCATAACTGATGCGCGTGAATTGCTGCCTTCACAGGTCAGCGCCTTGGCCCAGGTGAACACGGTGCAGGTGGCGCCAAATTTTGCGGCCAGTGTTGCCACGATTGACCCAACAGATCTGAATTTCACGCTGCCTGGGACTGGCGCTTTCAATTTGACCGCTGGACAGGGCGCAGCCATCACGCTGCCCAATGGTGATGTTGTATCGAAGGCGTTCCGCGGCCTTGCCGAATCTCAAGCGCAGCGATTCAACGCGGTAGTCAGAACAGGAATCCTTACGGGCGAACCAACTGCCCAAATCGCACGCCGCTTGATTGGAAGCCTTGACTTTGGAGATCTTGCCAAGACCGCACGACAGCAAGCGTTAGCCGGTGGTGAGCTGACCAAAATGGCTGACCATCAGGTGCTGACCGTTGTTCGCACGAGTGTTCAACAGGTTGCCAACGCAGCCAGTACGCAGGTCTATCAAACCAATCAGGACATCACCAAGAAATACCGTTACGTCGCCACGCTTGATAGCCGCACTTCAGCAATCTGCCAAAGCCTTGACGGCCAGGAATTTGAATACGGCAGAGGTCCAGAGCCGCCAGTTCACTTCAACTGCCGCAGCACAACGATCCCGATCATTGACTACGAAGGGCTTGGCATCCCTGAGCCTGACTGGGGGACGGGTCCATCACAGCGCGCCAGCGCCAAGGGTCCAATCAGCGCGGTCACCACTGTTAAAGGGGAAAAGAAATTCAAGAGCTATGGCTATTGGCTTCGTGATCAGCCCAAGGAATACCAAAAAGAAGTGTTCCGCAGCGATACCCGCGCCGCGTACTTCAGGAAGCTTGCCAATAAATACGGCCCACAAGACGCGCTGAGCCGCATGGTTCGTGAAGACGGCAGCGAAGTCACCCTGAAGCAACTGCAGCAGAGTTACGGGAATGTTCGCGCCGATTAAACTTTAAAAAAATCTCTTACGGTCATGGCCCGCAGGTACTCACGCGACAAGAATGGCCGTTTCGCCTCTGGTGGCGGTGGCGGTGGCATGGGCAAATCCAAAAAGCCCCGCAAGTCTGATGTCGCCTTCCAGAAATCTGGCAAAGGTGGTGGCACAAGCGTGAAGGCTGGCCGTGCTGCCAAGGCTGCCTATAAGGCCAAAGAAGGCGCACGTCGCATGACTAACGCCAAGAAGAAAGTTGGCGGATTTGCCGGATCTAGCACCTTCAAGGGCAGCCAAGCCGGTAAGAAATTTGCGGCCAAGAAGGCGGCTAAGGGCACTGGTTATCAGCGCAAGCGTTCGGCTAATAAGCCAGTCAGCTCGAAGGTGAAGGCGCAGCGCAAGGCCACGGCGCAAGCTAAAAAGGACGCCCGGATCAATGAAATGCTGAAATCCAGAAGGGCTTTCAACGCCAAGACCAAGCGTTAATCAACAAAGTCTTCCCAGCTGCCAACGTCTTCCATCACGGCCTGCCAAAAATCTGGGACCAGCAAAAGATCGTCATCCTCATCCAGGGTGGCGATTTTTAATTGCGATGTCTGCAGGTTCCCGCAGGTCAAAAACACCTTTGCGGGCGTGCCATCCTCTTTGGTTTCAGGCACTTGCCCCAGCATGTTCCGCAGCTCGCGGACGGTTACACCATCAGGGCGATCTAGGAGGTAGTCCATAGAATCAAGGGCAGCGGGCGGAGCTTAATCCATGCCACTCAAGAAAGGCCGCAGCAAAAAGGTGATCCAAGAAAATATCCGCCGTGAAATCAAGGCGGGCAAGGATCCCAAGCAGGCCGCGGCCATTGCCTATTCAAAGGCTGGCAAGTCCCGTAAACCTCGCAAGAAAAAGTGATGGCCATTGGCATTGGCTCCCGTGTTAGCTGGGTTTATCAAGGGGTTCGCACCTATGGCGTTGTCGTCGGCAAGGAAGGCAAGCGAGGTTCTGTCCCTACTGCTGGTGGTGGGACTGTCGTTCGTGTTGGCTCTGCCGATGACCCTGTGTTGCGAATCAAATCGGAATCGACCGGTAACCCAGTCCTCAAAAAGCGGTCAGAATTGAAGGCAGCGCCCAAACGCAAATGAAAGGCCGAATCTGGGAAGGCAGTTGTACTTACCTGAAATGTGCCGATGGCATCGTTGAAGGTCGCTTCATGTTCCCCACGCCCAACAGCCCTGAAATCCTTGGAGCTTTACTGGGCAGACTGGCTGAAGGCGTAGAGGTCATTACCTGCACGGAGGATGACGAGGATGACGATTAAATATCGCGGCGAGGAATTTGACGGCTACAACAAACCCAAGCGCACGCCGAAGCATCCCAGCAAATCCCATGTCGTCCTGGCCAAGGAAGGCGACGAAGTAAAGCTGATCAGGTTTGGTCAGCAGGGCGTAAAAGGCTCACCAGCGCGAAAAGGTGAATCAGAAGCCAACAAGGCCAGAAGGGCATCGTTTCAAGCGCGCCACGCCAAAAATATCGCCAAAGGCAAAATGTCGGCGGCATACTGGGCTAATAAGGTGAAATGGTGATGGCTTACGGCAAGAAACCAGCCAAGTCCGGCAAAAAGAAGGCACCGAAGGGCTATCACTACATGCCCGATGGTCGGCTGATGAAGGATTCGGCACACAAGGGCAAAGGCAAAAAGGGCTAACGGCCTTCCATCTTGAAGATCCATTCCTTCAGGTCGATCACATAGCGCCGCAGCTGATCCGCCTGTTCGGCGTGCCATTTGTCGCCGGTGCTGAAGTATTGGCGGGTATGCAGGTCAATCGCACGCAGCAGCTGCACAATCACGGGGTTCCACGGTTCCCGCGTTGGCGTGTTCCACTCCCGCATGATCATTGGCGGAAATTACAACTGCAGTCTGATTGTTTGCACTGAAATTAGAGATATACTCCATCCGTAACCCTACGGGTCTTTCATGTCTGAAGAGCAAATGCAGGACGCTACGCCGACTGCAGAGAATCAAGAGCTGGACACGCTGAAGCGCAGCATTGAAGCCCTTGAACGCAAAAATTTTGAGCTGATCGGCAAGCTCAAGGAACAAAAGGAAAAGGCGCCAGTCGTGCCTGATGGCGTGGACGTTAAAGAGCTGGTGGAGTTCAAGCGCCGTAAAGAGCAAGAGGAACTTGAGTCCAAAGGCAAGTACGACGAAGCCCTCAAGCAATACGCCCAGCAATTCTCAGAGCGTGAGGATGAGCTGAAGCGCAAGATTGGCGACCTTGAATCGAAGCTGACCGTGAATCAGCTAGACAACCGCGTGATTGCGATCTTGGCTGAGCAAGGCGCGCATAATCCGCACGACACTTTGCGCCTGGTCCGTGATCAGCTGAAGCTGGACGAATCGGGCAATCCTGTCGCCGTTGACGGGTACAACGAATTGCCGATGGATCAATGGGTTGAAAAACTCAAGACCGAACGCGGCTACCTGTTTCGCCCGCCCAGCGTCAAAGGTTCTGGCGCTCCTGTCGGTGTCCGCTCTGCTTCCAGCGAGATTCCTGCCGGCACGAAAAACCCGTTTAGCCGCGACCATTTCAACCTCACCGAACAGTCCCGCCTATTCCGTACTGACCGGGATATGTACGACCGTTTGAAGGCCGCC